CATAGTTTAATTCTCGCACATATGCGGCTATCCTTGGTGCGTACTGTAATGCGTTTTCTGAATTGTTCCTTATGATGTTTGCGACCTGTCTTGTTGGGTCTCCGTACACCACTGGCACTGCTCTCAACGCCACTTGTCCGTCTTTGCCTCTGCCTTGCTCAACAGAAAAGTTGCTCAAAATCCTTATGAATTGAGTTAAAAATTTCCTTACCTGTCCGTCGTAAAAGTGTAACATTCTTAATTGTCAGCCTTTGGTTTCAATGCGTTAGATAACGATTGTCTTTGTTTAGTAGTTAATCCGTTTATGGTGTCTTCGGTTGTGTTATTGACAAACCCAGTTTTGTAATTTACTTTAGTGTCATTGTTTGTCATGTTTATTCTAACAGAATCTTCAATTTTTACCCATCTGTTTCCGTCATAACGGAACAATCTGTTAGGCAAATAATCTGTTCTAAGGAAGTAATCTCCTTTGTCTACGTTTGCATTAGGAAAACTGATTCCAAAACCTGCAGGATTTCCGTTTGGTGCAACTCCGTCGCCATCTAGATAGAAACCATAGTGTGAACCCGCCGGTGTGTCTATCACAGCACTGACTTTTTTATCACCACTTACCCGTGTTTCTTCATTGTTTACGTTATCAGTCCTGATGTTGCCTCTTTCATCAATCGGTGCAACATAATATTGCTTATAGTTGAAACCTGATTTGGGTGCATTAAGTTCTGCTTCTGCAACCACTTGGTCATTGATTGTTTTTTCTCTGTTGAAAGTTGACATATAACTTGCAAGTGAATTTTCTGTTGCGGCATCTCCCAAGATATCTCTGTATTCCTGTGAGTCTACTAGAGATTTAAGTTTTAGTCTTAGTAGATGTGGCCACCATGTTTGTGAGAATCCTTCAGCGGCTCTGTTTACATCTTCAACAACATAATATCTTTTCAGTGCAATTGGTATGCTTTCATCTAAAGAGAAATCTTCTTTCATGTGTGGGAATTCGATAACATCACCACTCATTGGTTTCCTACCTAATCTCTCAACAACGTCATTCATGTGTACAGTCAAAAACAGTGTGTCGTTTGATAGGAACATTCCAAACTGTGAAAGGTTAAAATCCTGATCTTGGACATTGTAAATTCCTCTTATCACGTATATGTCTGCGTCGTATTTTCTGTCCCTGTTCTCTAAAAATAATAAATCTTGGATTGTTCTCTCGTTTAGGCTATCCCCTGAATACTGTGGTTGTGTCGGAGTGGCTTCACCGTCCTTGTTTGTTTCTCCCTGATCATAGGGACCAAGATATTTGTGGAAATGTAGGTCCGTCCCACCAACCGTAAACATCTCTTTTATGTTACGATCGAAGAACTTGTAGTCATTGCCCTTTTCAGGCTTAAAAATGGATAATCTTGGCATATCACACATATTTATTGCACAGGCAAAGGCAATAAATATGAGTATGTCAGAACTACAAACAGGTCAACAAGAGATATTCGATTACGTTAAAAACAACCTCGGTGAGGGCATGATTGATGTTGAATTAGACCCTAAACACTACCAAACGGCCCTGGAAAGAGCAGTAAACAAATTCAGACAGAGATCATCTAACGCTGTCGAAGAATCATACGCTTTCTTAGAACTAAAGAAAAATCAGAACACATATATCTTGCCAGATGAGATTATAAATGTGAGAAATTTGAATAGAAGAACAGTTGGATCACGTACAGAGGGCGGCGAAGGCGGAACACTGTTTGAACCATTCAACCTAGCGTACACAAACACATACCTGTTGAGAGCAGGAGCAACAGGTGGACTGGCAACTTACTATGCATTCGCTTCATACCAAGAACTGATAGGGAAAATGTTTGGAAGTTTCATACAGTTCCATTTCGATGTTGCAACTAAAAAACTTACAATTACACAGAGACCAAGAGCAGACAACGAGACAGTTCTGATGCATACTGATAACTTTAGACCGGACATCACATTGTTCAAAGACATCTATGCTAAACCTTGGATCAGAGATTACACACTTGCTGTATCTAAAATAATGTTAGGTGAAGCAAGAGGTAAATTTAATACCATTGCAGGACCACAGGGTGGCACAACACTTAATGGTGATGCATTAAAGAGTGAAGGCCAGGCAGAGATTGATAGGCTAGAACAAGACCTGGGCAATTTTGCCGAAGGTGGTACTCCACATAGTTTTGTTATTGGTTAATTCATAATCATATATTTTTAAATAAGAGTGTCATGACAGATCCTCGATACAGAACATATTCAGACCTTACATTAGATGAACTTGAAGAAGTGGTGCAAGACCTAGAAAACATGAGTATTGTTGCACTCAAACAGAAAAAGAAAGACCTAAGGATTACCATTCTCAAATCTGTTCTCGAAGCAAAAAAAGAGATTGAAAGACGATTCAAAAGATAGTATAATCAATAGATGCTTATAGGAATTGTAGGACTGATAGGTTCTGGTAAAGACACTGTCGCTGAACACCTTGTAGAACAACACGGTTACAAAAGAGATAGTTTTGCTAAAAGTTTGAAAGACGCAGTGGCATCCATGTTCAACTGGGATAGGGAGATGCTTGAGGGCAGAGGTGAATCAAGCAGGCATTGGCGTGAACAACCTGATAAATTTTGGAGCGAGAAGTTTGGCAAACCTGTTACCCCTAGGTGGGTACTGCAATATTTTGGCACAGAAGTAATGCGTGGACAGATGTATGACGCAATATGGGTGGACAGTTGCATTGGTAGATACAAGGGCCAGAATACTGTAATCTCCGATACTAGATTCCCAAACGAAGTAAAGGCCATTAGAGCACATGGCGGAAAAATTATACGTGTAAAAAGAGGAAAAGACCCTGAATGGTTCACCAATTATGTTGAAGGAAACATAGAACCAACAAATGTGCATTCTTCAGAATATGCCTGGGCAAAAGAGGAGTTTGATTTTGTCATCGAAAACAATGGCACAAAAGAAGAATTATGTGTAAAAACAAATAATCTATTCATCAGCAACAAGATCCCCCACACGCCATCCGAGCCTTCGGATACTGTCAAGTCTTTGGCAATTGGCGCAAACAGTTTTTAAATTAGTAGTAGTAGTGTTTCTCATGTTACCGTCAACAAACAGCACATCAAGTTGTTTATTTTGTTGAGCCTTGAATCCACACAACTCACATTTCTTACGTTTCTTGTAACCTGATCTTTGTAACGGAGTCACTCCCCCAACACGTTTACCCGCTTTTTTCCTGTTACAGGTGTCGCAAAGACTACGCCAATAAATCTTGTTGCCCTTCCTGTATGCATACGCCCTGGGTTTGCTTCCACACTTCTTACATAATGGCCTATCTTTGTATCGCATATGCTTATTTACGTCGCCTATATAGGCACCTCGAAAACGGTAAATTTTGTCGTAAAAACCGTATGATTGAATAAATAACTCTAGTATATACGTAACTTGCAAGGAGAATACGAAAAATGGCTAGAACATCACCAGGAGTAGAGGTTTCAGTAATAAACGAAAGTTTTTACGTACCGTCAGATGCGGGAACAACACCTCTTTTTATAGTAACATCATCAACCGACAAGGCGAATGGTGCAGGATCAGGAACAGCGGCAGGAACACAAACTGCTAATGCCAACACTGCATATTTGATCTCGTCACAAAGAGAATTAACAGAAACTTTCGGAGATCCGAAATTTTATCAAGACACAGCAGGCAATCCATTACACGGTTATGAATTGAATGAATGGGGTCTACAAGCGGCATACTCATTTTTAGGAGTTGCCAACAGAGCATACGTTTTAAGAGCGAATGTTGACACTAGCGAATTGATTGGTAGTGCATCGGCTCCAACAGCGAATCCAACAGATGGGACATATTGGTTTGACCTTGCATCAAGCTCTTATGGTTTATTTGAATGGTCACAAACAGATCAAAAATTTACAGCGAAAACACCAACGTTGATCACAGCAGTTACTGACCTGGTAGGTAACAGTTCAACAGGTGCACCAAAAACTAATGTAGGTAGCATTGGAGATTATGCTATCAACACAACGCATGTATCAAACAAGATATACAAAAAAACATCACTCAACACATGGGTGCAGTTAGGTTCGCCTTCATGGCACAATTCACTGCCAGTGATCACAGTTGCATCAGGAACAACAGTAACAAGTTCTCACAAGATATCGATCAACGGTGTTGAAATCACAACACTCGGCACAGCACTATCAGATGTTGCAACAGCAATAAACCTAGGTGACGGGACATCATCCGTACCTGGCGTAACTGCAAGTGTAAACGCAACAACAAATAACCTAGAGATATTCCACAATGGTCTATCATTTGGTGACTCAACAGCAGGCGACGGCACAATTAGATTTGAGGCAGTTTCAGGTACACTTCTAGCAGACTTAGGAATCACAGCAGGTACTTTCAACGCAAACCAATTTTTACAAGCGGCACACACTTCAAGACCAACTTGGAAAACAGCAGATGAGAACAGACCTAACGGTTCAGTTTGGTTCAAGACTACTTCTGCAAACAG